TACAATAAAGAGTTAGGAACAACTGGACAGGATTTCAACATATACATTGATACGGATTCGGTATTCTTTTCAGCAGTACCTATCTTAGACCATCGTTATAAAGATTGGAGAAGTTTAACTGATGCAGAGATTGCAATAAAGGTGGATGATATAGCTGGTGAAACGCAAGACTTCTTAAATAAGTTCTACGATGTATTGGCTGAAAAAGTATTCAATGTTGATAAAACAAAACATAGATTCCAAATCAAAAAAGAGTTTGTATCTCGAAGTGGTATTTGGATTGCTAAGAAAAGATACGCTCAATGGATTATTGCAGAGAATGGTATTCCTTGTGATACCCTACAAGTTAAAGGATTGGATGTGGTTCGCTCATCTTATCCCGCACAATTCCGTAAGTTTATGAGTGGTATTCTTATTTCAATCCTACAAGGTGAAACTGAAATGGTTCTAACTGATAGGATATATGATTTCAAAAAGGACTTGGTTAATATGGATGTAACTTCGATAGCTAAAAACTCAGCAGTAAAAGAATTATCCAAATACATTCCAAAGAAAAAAGATAATAGAGCAATGTTCCAATTCAATAGTGGAACTCCAGCGCACGTAAAAGCAGCAATTGCACATAACCAATTATTAGTTCACTTCAAATGTGCAGCTAAGCACGCTCCAATGAGAGATGGTGATAAAATTAAGTGGGTATATTTGAAGCAAAATCCATATGGATTGGATGCGGTTGGGTTCAAAGGACATGAGGACCCTGATGAAATAATGGACTTGGTGAGGATGTATATCGATTATGATAAAATCTTCGAAAGGGAATTATTGAAGAAATTAGAGGACTTCTACGGGGCTTTGGGATGGGGTGCAGTACTTTCTTCACAAAAAACCGCTGAACAATTCTTTTCTTTCTAAAAATATTTGGTGCATTCGGATATTTTTAGTATATTTGTATAAGAAATTAAAACATAAAATCATAAAATTTAAAAAAATATGAACACGTTCATACCTAAAACTGGCTATACTATACGCCAAAAAACAAAAAAAGAAATAATCTTACAAAGTAAGAAACCTATCCTAACAATAGGAGCCGCAAAAAAAGCAGCATCAACAAATATTGAATGGTTTAATGTATTATCTGAATTAGTTGATAATGCAATTCTTGTTGATAAATCAAAATGTATTACTGTGACAATGAATCTTCACTATAACGAAGATAATGAAAAATCATATATTGAAGTTATAGATGATTCAATAGGTATTCCAGAAAAAGATATATTAAATGTTTTTGATTATGGGCAATCATCGAATCACGGAAAAATGCTACTCTGTAAAATGGGTATGGGCTTGAAAGGGGCTATTTGGGGATTGGGTGAGTTTGATTACTTAGTAACGAAAACAGTAAATGGAAACAAATGCCAAGCAAAACCAGCAAAATATGATAGTGATTCTGATATATTAGAGTATGTTCAAGTAAATCCAACTACATCTGAATTAGATGCTCAATCAAGTGGTACTGTTGTTAAGATTAAACGCGTAAATGATAAATTACCAAATTGGACATCTAAAGCTCATTTTGATAAATTTGTTGATAACTTTAATAGTATGTATGCAAATTTATTATATGAAAATAGAGTTAAGATAATAATTTCATATAGTAATAGTTTAGGTATCAAATGGTATAAAGAATGTAGTGGTAGTTTTCCATTAATGAGTAATCCAAGACATTTACTAAATAATGATATTAGTATTGGATTTAACGAACCAACTTATATTAAGGATACAACTACTCCAATTGATGGTGTGGAAATTAAAACAAAAAATACAAAAGTAAAATTAACGGCTTGGCATAAACCAACGCCGAATCAAGTAGAGAAATACTATGATTCTTCTAAAAACGAAACATACAATCCAGAAAAATATAAGCAATCTTTATTTGGATATGGTTCTGATACTGGTGGTTATACTATTATGTATAAGGGTAAGTATATAGAATTTGGAGTTGAAAAAAATGCTTCTAGAACGGAAAACCAAGGTATTATTTTAGAAATACAAGATGATAGTGGATTGAGTTTTACTGGTTATAAAAATACTTTACAAAAAAATAACAACTATAAAGAAATGCTTGAAGCAGTTGATGCTTATTTAAAACAAAACGGATTTTTTGTTCGTTCTATTGTTGGTACTCCTTCTGTTGAAGAAGATGAAATAGTTAAGAAGTTTTTGGAATACATTCAAAAGGATGCAATTTACTTAGAAAGTTTTGGTATAGAAAATTACCAAAAGCAAGTTGAAACTTGGATTAGAACGGAAGTTGGTGAAACTGATATTATTATCAGAAATTATGAAAATCCTGAAATAGTTACTTGCGTTATTGAGGCTAAGAAAGATAGATGTGGTGGATATGAGGCAGCTCAACTATGGGGATATATGGCATATCATAACTGTAAGAAAGGTATATTATTATCTGGCGCAGATGAACAACCATCTTTCAACGCTATGATTAAATCTCTTAAAGATTTTTGTAACTTACCAGAGGTTGAAATCCAAAAAATGAATGTTAAAACTTTAAAGGCTGGAAAATTCTTTAACATTTAATTTGGTGGTTTCAGGTATTTTTCGTATATTTGTATAACAAATTAAAAACATAAATTAAAATTTCAATTATGAACAAAAGCAAATTTGATGGTTTCGTAAATCGTTACAACTTAGGTGGTGAGATTGAATCCGTTATGGTAAAATCCGATGATAAAAACTTATCGGTAAGAATGATTTCAGATGACAAAACCTTATTAGGTGATGTTACAGTAGTGGGTGGTGAATTTCCAAGCGGTGAGTTTGGTATTTACACTACATCTCAATTAAAAGGATTATTGAGTGTATTAGATGAATCAATCGCAGTAGAAGAAGTTACTGGAGCATTGAAGTTTTCTGATAAGAAAACAAAGGTACAATATATGTTGGCAGCACCATCGGTGATTCCTGCGGTACCTGATTTAAAAGCATTACCTCCATTTGATACGGAAGTAAGTTTAGATGATGACTTTGTAAATAAGTTCATCAAATCAAAAGGTGTATTATCTGATTCAGATACATTCACATTTACGGTTAAGGGTGGTAAGGCTGAAATTATCTTAGGATATTCTTCAATCAACTCAAACCGAATTTCAATTGCAGTAGATTCTTCTGCTAAAGAAGATATTGAACCAATTGCTTTCTCAGCAAAATATTTGAAAGCTATCTTAATGGCTAACAAAGGTTCTAAATCATCTTCATTGAAAATCTCATCTAAGGGATTATCGCACGTAGCATTCGTGGATGGTGATTACACTTCAAATTACTATTTAGTAGAAATTAAATAGTATGGCAAACCAACATTACGAATTAATAAGTGAACCTGTATTTGAAATAGATGGTAAGTTATATGAAACTGAAACATGGAATTTAAATTTGGAAAAATTCCTTATTGAAAATGCTGGTAAGAAGATATACATTTATGTACCATCAATAGAAACTAATCAAATCCGAGCAATCGTAAAATAATATAATATGAGCTTTTGGGACACTGAACCACAAAAACCTGTCTTTGACTTTGAGATTGAAAAAGCAAAGTTAAAAGAAAATATGGACTATCTGATGACTATGTCTGTGCAAGAACAAACACTATACAAAAAGTGGGTGGAGTTGCAAGAGCCATCAATGATACAGGCTAAAGACCAAATAGCATCATACTACGATTCACAATGGAAACCAACTGATATCAACAATAAGGAGCTAACGATAAAAGAAATTGAATCGTTAGACCCTTACGTTGAGATTATTGATGACCCTAAAGAATCTACTAAGTGGGCAGCGGTAAGACGTATGATTCACACAATGGATTTTACAGCAAACCCTGGTCGTAATGTAAAGATTAATGTAAAGGATAGAGTAAGTGGAAAACTATTAGGACAAATTTCATTAGCATCTGATGTAACCGCTATGGGAGTTAGAGATAACTTTATTGGTTGGACTAAGGATAATAAATTTGTTGATGGTAAGTTAAACAATACTACTATCGCTTCTACTATTGTATGTACTCAGCCATTGGGTTATAACTTCTTAGGTGGTAAGTTAATCGCTATGATGACAACTACGCCGGAGGTTAGAGAGTATTGGAATTCAAAATACAAAAATGTTTTGATTGCAGTAGGTACAACATCACTTTACGGAATTCATTCTCAATATAATGGTATTCCACTTTTCAAAACATTAGGTGAATCAGCTGGTAAGATTAGTTTGAAGCCGGATGATAAATTCTATGACCCTTGGCATCAATGGATTAAGGAAAATCGTGCAGAGTGGTATAAACAAAATATATCAGATGAGAGAGCTCGTAATGGTGCTAGTATGGGTTACGAATCCAATGGACCTGTTAGTGGTATTAAACAAAAGATATTAAGTGCTATCTTCAAAGAGTGTGGTATTAAGGCAACTGAATATCATCACGGATTTAAGAGAGGTGTTTATATGGCTATGATGTATGAAAACGGATGTGAATATCTTAGAAACGAAATTACCGAAGATAAATTAATCCTTAAAGATAAGTTTAAGCAAGGTACTGAATACATTAACAAATGGTGGAAGAAACACGCAATCAGTAGATACACAAAACTACATGATGAAGGAAGAATTAAACCTGAACACTTATTCTACATAGATGCTATTGGAATTAGTTGGGAAGAAATGAAAGCAAAATACCTATCAGAAGTAGGAAGATAAAAAATAAAATTATGGCAAAAAGTAAAAAAACAAAAAAAATAGCTGAAGTGCTTGAACCAATTGGTGAAATAAAAATGGCACCAGCTGAAAAGTTAGAACAATGTGAGTGGTGTTTTCAATTCGATGGAGATGAACCACAAATATTTGCTTGGACTGGTGAGGATGATAGTAAAGATGAAGAACCAAAAGTAATGTTTACAATCACAAATACAAAGGATTCATATATTACCTTTACTCACAAAAATGGTAAATCATTTAAATTATTTGCTAGAGAATTGACAGATGAGGGTAAAGAACTTAGGAATAAACAAATTGAATTAACAAAACCAAATTTAGAAAATGAAAGTACGAATAAAGAAGCTTAATCCATTAGCAGAAATTCCATCATATGCTAAAGATGGTGATGCTGGAATGGATTTAGTTATTACATCTATCATTGCTAGAAGTGAGGGAGATATTACTTATGGATTTGGTATTGCACTTGAAATTCCTTATGGATTTGTAGGATTAGTATTCCCTCGTTCATCTATTAGAAAAACTGATTTAATTTTATCAAATTCAGTTGGTGTAATTGATAGTGGATATAGAGGTGAATTACAAGCTACCTTTAAAACAACTGGATTTAGGCCTAAATATGAAGTTGGTGATAGAGGTGCACAAATTATGATTATTCCATATCCCCCAATTGAGTTTGATGAAGTAGCTGAGTTATCGGATACTGAAAGAGGTGAAGGTGGATTTGGTTCAACTGGAAAATAAAAAATAAAATATGTTTATAGAACAATCAGAAGAAAATATTAATCATAGTTTATGGACTGAGAAATACCGTCCATCTAAATTAGCAGATTATGTAGGTAACGAACATCTAAAATCAAAAGTAGAGGGTTACTTACAAACAGGTGAGATTCCGCACCTATTATTATACGGAAAAGCTGGTACTGGTAAAACTACATTAGCAAAATTGATTGTTAAATCAATTGAGTGTGATTATATGATTATCAACGCATCAGATGAGAACAACGTTGAGACTGTAAGAAATAAAGTAAAGAACTTCGCATCTTCTATGGGATTCAAGCCATTTAAGATTATCATATTAGATGAGTTTGATTATATGACAGCAAACGCACAAGCTATCTTAAGAAACTTAATGGAAACTTTTAGTGGACATTGCCGTTTCATATTAACTTGTAACTATGTTGAGAAAGTAATCGAACCAATTCAAAGTAGATGCCAAACATTTCAAATCGTACCTCCAACTAAAAAAGATGTTGCAATGCAAATTAGTAAAATCTTAAAGAGTGAGGAGATTGAATTTGAAGTTAAGGATTTAGTTCCAATTATTGATGCAGCTTATCCTGATATTCGTAAGGTTATCAATACTTGCCAATTGAATTCAATCAAAGGTAAGTTGAAAGTAGACGTACAAAATTTATTAGAGAATGATTACAAAAATAAAATTGTGGATATCTTAAAATCTTCGGATGATAAGAGAAACAAATATATGAAAGTAAGACAAGCTCTTATTGATTCTAAAGTTACGGACTTTACCGATTTATATACAATGTTATATGATAAGGTGGATGAGTATGGTGGAGAAAATACTTCCAATGTAATCCTACTATTAGGAGATGGTGTAAGTAAATCAGCAGTAGCAATTGATAAAGAAATTCCAGCAGCAGCTACATTAATTCAAATTTTAAATATTATATAATGGCTAACATTTTAGGAGCAGGTGGACAACCAATCGGAGGACAAGAAGAAAAACCAATACCTTTAGAAAAAACTGAACCAATTGCATGTAAGAAATGTGGTGGTGAAATTTTTGTACAAGGGTTTGGATTTCGTAAGATTTCAAAGTTATTAACTGGTAAACCAAAAGATGAAGTTCTGCCGGTAGAGTTATTCTTATGTGGTGATTGTGGTGAAGTATTAAATGAATTATTACCTCCGGGTTTAAAAGTAGAAGAAGAAGCATAATATGGCTAAAACATTATTCGACCATCTAAACGCAATTTGTGATAAAAAAGACCCAAAGTATTGGGACACACTTGATGAGAGTGAAAAGAAAACTTGGAGTAACTATATGATACTCCGTTTTCTTTCTATGAAACCTGAGTGGATTGAACTTATTGCAGATATACAACCTTATATTCAGGAGGCACCGCCAAAAGCAATGTATCTTTGTCTAATTGGATTGATTCCAAAGACAAGAGCATTTCTAAAATATATGAAACC